AGCGGCCATCAATAGGTTCGATGATGGCAGGGCATGCGGCCTTCTGGGCGTCCGTCATTTGAGACAGTTCGGCAAGTACCAGGCTGTCGATGGGCGTACCGACGTCATTGACGACGGCGGCATTGGAGCTGTCTCGCGCGCGCAGGGAGCGGACGCCGGAGTCGGATAGGTAAAAGATATCAATATCACCGACAGACACCACGCTCCCTGGGCCGAAAGCGCCGGTGTTTAGGAGGACTTGGCCTTGGCGGTTGTTGGCTGGGTCTGGGTCGATGCTCCAGATTTGAACGGATCGCCGAGAGAATGCGGCCAGGTTGCCTTGATAAAGGTCGATGCCTGTAAGAATTTCAGCCCCACCGGAGCTATTGGACATGTTGATAAACCCTGCACCAACACCAGACTCGCCCCATTTCCTTGGAGAGTTTACACCGGAGAAGAACATCGTGGACGCGCTTCCAACGTGGGCTTTAGTCTTGCACGTTAGGCAGCACGAAGGATGAGATCCAGTAACGCGAGTCGCACCCCATGAAATGGGGTTGGAGGAGTCTAACGGATTGGTGGCAATCAGCTTTACCTGTTTACCAACAGGGAAGTCTCCATACTCGTTGCCCCCCGGAGGCAATGGTCCTGGGCAAGGACCAAAAACCCAAATAGTACCACCATTTGGCCCAGGGCGTAAATGCCATCCTCCGTATTCTGAAGTGCAAGTGCTAGGTACGATTATCACAGTAACTATTACAGTATTACTGCTCCAATGGTGTATCTTACAATCTTTGGTACGCCGGCTACAAAGTCCGTGCCATTCTTGATGCTTTCAATACCGGTCGCCGCTACATCACCTTCGGTGATGATTTCAATTTGGCGGCCATTCTGCGCGCCGCCGGTCTGGATGGTAGTAATCTTCACTTTGCTATCAATTAGGGACGCGGTGTAGTCTGGAGTGGAAGTAAATGAGTTAATCTTGGATACGATGTTTGCCATCGTTGCGGAGTTAGAGGCACTCCACTTGACCTTTGAACCCATGATATCTACTCCGTCTACCAGAACCTTTGCAACGGCATTAGTCACACCGCCGGCCATGATACAGAACGTAGCCCTAAATCTACCAGCAACATAGCCTGGGCCGATGGTAGCCACGTCGATAAGTTCTGCGATCCCAGGAACGCCTGTAGGATCTGCATCAAATTCAATCTCAACTTTAAGTCCATTGTTTGCCGTATGGTCATCGGGGTAGGTGCCAGTCGTGTTTGGAATGCCGAGAGAAATCACTCCTGTGTCGGCAGTAAAGCGCCTATCGACGACAGAGTATATAGATCCGCCTACCGGGGTGTTTGAAAACCCAGTACGATTCATTGGCATACTTTTAAGGTGAAAGTCGATGTTGTAAGCCAATCCGACTCCCATGCCTGTGCCAGCGCCAACGATAGGTTCGGTGTCCCACTTGAATCCAGTCCAGCCACCAGGTTCATCGATGCCCTCAAACTCATTGAAATAAATGTTCATAATATTCGGAGTCACGCCAATCGCGTTGAGGTTCTTTATTCCGCCGGCTGGGGTGCCTGGAGATCCTACGGAGATTGCGAATCCACCAGTTGCCGCCTTTGCCAACACAGGGTCAACGAATTGCTGCGTCACCGTGGTTTCAACTCTGATGAGAGGGTCTGTAACAAACGATGGGGTGAAGTCGATGCCGCTTGGGGCGGTAACATCGATAAAGGCTTCAAAGGGATTTAAAGCGCCTACGACAGCCCCCCACCCGGTAGTCGATGCACCAAAGGTTTCACCACGGATCTGCCAGGCGATTGTTTCCGCAAAACGCTTCCAAGGGTGGGGTTGAACGGCCATCCATTCCTTTGTTTCTCCAATGTAGAAATCAGAAATAAATTTACCATCTAGGAATGGAATCTCTTCTCCATTATTCCATTTTGCGATTACGAATGTCTTACCGCCGTAAAGAGTGCTGCTTACAATCCCATCCATTTCCGGGTAAACAAAAAGACTGTACTCGTCAAACGGTTCGTGATCCTTGAAGATATACAGCGGATGCTTCAAGTACATCACATGTACTCCGTTTGTACCCAATGGGGCTTCGCTAACGGTAACACCATCACCAGATTTAGACTCCGTAAAGGTATAGACCTTTTCAGACGTAGACTGTAATCCGTACAAAGGGAACAAAAACTGATCGGCGTCCTGGCTTACATTAAGTGCATCAAATGATTTACGCTTTTCAATCTCACCACCTCTTGAAATGTGCGCGTTGCTTAACGTCTGGAGCGTACCAGATTTAGACGTGAGAGGGTGGCGCCGCGTGTCGAGGCCGGCTGAAAAGTTCTCGACGACAATATATGCCATAAATTAAACTCGGTTGCTGGGAGTGATCCGCGCGCCGTTCAAGAAGCTGCCTTGGTTGGATGGGAATCCTCCGCCGAGAGTGAAGACATCATTCTTGATGCCGCTTCCCTTTAGCTTGGTGAACAGTTCGTTAGCCGCACTCATCTTGCCCTGGGCGTCTTGGGACTTCGCGCGAGACAGCAGTTCGGCAGCAGCAAACAGGACAATCAGATTGTCGTCCAGCAAAGCTACGTCCGCATCATTGACCATCTTCGGCAGCTTCTTGATCGCCTTGAACCGGACGATGCATTCGTTACTGGAGGGAGTCGGCCAGACTTCAAACTGGTTACCCTCGTAGTGGCGCCAGTTGGTTGAAGGGTCTTGCTTGTCGCCGTCTTGGTGGTCGCTGGAGTTGTACTGTTCGACGCCGATGCCGTACACTAGAGGACGCCAGGACGAGGAGTATTTGATACTAGCCTCGTTGATTCGACCAAAGTCGATCTCTGGGTCGAAGCCGTAGTACCGCTCTCCATTTACCATTTGCTCGTCCCGCTCGATGAATGCGAACGGCCAGTCGAACTTTTCCCACAGCCAAGATTGGGTGCGATTAAGGATGTGCTTCAACGCCGGCAGGGAGTTAACCCCCATCGATACGTTGGTGGATGCACCGATCTCTGCCCGCAGGGCATCGACCAGCGCGGAGAGCTGGGTGCCGCGAGCCATCGGTTACTTCTTCTTGGAGGTTTCTTCCGGCACTTCGACACCAACCTCTGCGAGGGTGGTGGGGAGCTTGGATGTGACGCCGGGGAAGAACTTGGCGATCACGGATTCCGTGTAGTTCTTCTCCAGTCGAGCGCGCTCGGTAGCCTGGTCGGCGGACGAGACGCGGGATTTCTTGATGTTCACTACCGCATCGTGGCCGTGGATGGCTTTGAGGACGGCAATTTCGGGAGCCGAGACTTCCTTGCGAACTGTGTTCTCAAGGGAGCCGGCGAGTCGGATTTCTACGTTGGCGTGTTCCATCCCTTTATCGTGCCACGGCTTGATCCTGTTGCAAGCAAAAGGGGGTGGCTTCCGTTAAGAAACCACCCCCTGGGTGAGTCTATCGACTACCGATTAGTCGATTTCGTAGACAGCGCAGCCGGTGAACTGCTTACCAACCAGGCCGCCGGTCCAGGTCATGGCGCGGTACAGAACGTACTGGTCATGCGGGCGGGCGGGGTTGTGCTGCTTCTTGTCTTCGCCGTCCATCACCATGAGGTTGATGTTCGACGTGTCGATGAAGTAGGCACGATTGGTGAAGCCGAGATCGTCCAGGGTCGGGTCGTACACGAAGGTACCGATACCACGCATGGTGATGCCAGCGAGGCCGATGTCCGTGTCAGACTTGGAGAAACCTTCCTGGGTGTAGACACCCTTGCTGGTGATTTCGAGGTCAAGCTTCTCAAGGAAGCCGGAACCGCAAAGAACCAGGGAAGGCTTACCACCGAAGCGGGTCAGCTGACGAACTTCCTTGCGGAGGAACTCGCTGATCTTCTGGGAGCCAGAGACGTAGACGATAGCGTTAGCGCCGACAGCGGCGCGGTTGCGCCACTTGGCGTTGGTCGCACGATCAATGCCGCCGACGGTGCCGGTGGTAGGATCGTCCGTGATCAACGACGTGAGGCCGGGAACGACTTTAGCGTCCTGGGTACCATCGAGCCAGAGCATGCTGTTGAACGAGCGCGCCCAGCCTTCGGTCATGTCCTTGAGCTTTTCGTCAAGCAAGCCGGTGAGGACCGTGAGGTCACGCTCGGAGTGCTTGGACGTGGAAGCGCCATTGGAGGAATCGACGACGGAAAGACCGTCGTGCTTCAGCTCGGTGAGCGTCAGCGAGATACCAGCATGGATTTCCTTCCAGGGGAAGGACGCGCGCTTCGTGTTAGCCGGGTTGGCGTACGAGACGGTGTCGTTGTGGGTGAAGCCAGCAATCGAGGTCGTGTAGTCAAACGTGACCGGGATGCTGATGTTACCCTTACCGCCGGGGAAAGTCTTCTGCTTGCCGGTGAGGGCTTTGAGCAGGGGCTTTTCCTGGATGTTTTGGGCGAAGGCCGGACCCTTGACGTAGTAGTCGAGGGCCGACGCGGTGATGTTAGCGAGTTCAGCGTTAGTGAATGCCATAGGTTTTGTGCGTTAGCGGGTTTGCATTGCACCCATACGAACCGCCTCTAGGAGGCTGCGCGGCTGGGCCGTTGCGTGGGCGGACGACGTGGAGCTTGATACATGGGTAACAGGCCGACGCTGGGGTGCGAATCGGGAAAGCCGCTCCTTGATTGTGGAG